GAAGCACGACGACTCAAGAACATTGCGTACCGAGAAACAAACAACTGACAACGGCTAACGACTTCACGCTGATACAGTGAGATGTATGAAGACTCAGCACTACTGGCAAGTCACACGCTCAACAGCAAAGTCATCAGCATGGCTTGCAGTACACAAGACAAGCGTCGACTCACAGATCGAAGCGTACGCCTTCACAACTCTTGCCGCCGCACGACACCACATCGGTGCATTACGCAACAAGCGAATCCGTCTAAACAAACTTGACGAACACAACTACGACTACAACTACGCCGAATAAACCTTCAAGGTTTATCAAAGCGCACAGGGTCAAGAGGGTGAACAACACCCGATCGACGAAACTTCTTCACAGCAAAGCGTTGACGCTCAGTCAATCCACCCCATACACCCCAATGCTGGTTGTTCTCAAGCGCATACTCAGCACACTCAACACGAACAGCACACTGCGAACAGATCAGAATCGCCTCAGTCGGTCGTGAACCCGCCTTCGGGAAGAACACAGACGACTCAACACCGATACATCGACTCTCACTCACCCACGAACCCGGCGGCGGAGTATTGAACAACACAAGATCATCGTCACGCACTAACAACACAGGATACTCATAAGCGCACAACAATAGGTGGACACCTGCTACCATCAACAACAGACCACAAAACAGGACACACGAAGCAGGACACAAACACCGTGAATCGCATGAACGTCGAAGTCATACAGAAACAACAGAAAGCCTTGCGCTTACGCAATCTCGGCGCATCGTACGATCAGATCGCAGAACAGATGGGCTACTTCGATCGAAGCGGTGCTCGCAAAGCAGTGAAGGCTTGTCTTGATCGTGCTGAGTTCGAGCCTGTCATGGAACAGCGGTTCATTCAGAGCGAGCGTCTCGACATGATGGTCACTCGATGCTTGCAGGCTGTGCTCAATGGTGATCTCGATCAAGTACGCAACGTGATCGCTATTGAGAAGAGACGTGCTGAGTTGTGGGGTCTTGATGCTACGAAGACGATCGAAGTCACTGGTCAAGACGGTGGTGCGATTCAGACTGATCTCGGTCAGGTGCTGATCGACAGACTGCACGCACTCTCTGCGTCTTCTGAGACCACGCTAGGTTCGCCTCAGAGCGACAGCGACATCATTGATACACACTTTGTCGAGATAGCAGACGACAGCGGTTCAGCGGCACTGAGCGGCGAATAATGGCAGAGCATGGCGCACAATGGTGATTGACGAACGAAGTGTCGCAGAGCAACTCGCAAGTCTGAGTCAAGATCAGTTGCTCGCTGTGATCAACGATCTGACACCTGAACAGCAGAAGCAGATGCTGTACGACTGGTCTGTCTGGCGACGACCGAAGCAGAAGACACCTGAGGGTCACTGGAGAGTGTGGCTGATTCAAGCAGGTCGTGGCTTTGGCAAGACTCGAACTGGTGCAGAGACGTTCAGAGAACAAGTCAACTTGGGTCTGATCAAGCATGGTGCGATCGTAGGGCGAACAGCGTCAGACGTTCGAGACACAATGATTGAGGGTGAGTCAGGCTTACTTCGAGTATTCCCTGCTGATCAACGACCACGATACGAACCATCAAAGCGTCGACTGACCTTTCACAACGGTGCTCAAGCATCGACGTACAGTGCTGACGAACCTGATCGCTTACGAGGCCCAAACCACGACTTCGCATGGTCTGACGAGTTAGCGGCGTGGAGATACAAAGACGCTTGGGATCAGTTGATGTTCGGTCTGCGAATCGGTGCGTATCCACGTTGCGTTGTCACAACGACCCCTCGACCTGTGCCTGTGATCAAAGACTTGCTGAAGATCGACGACGGTTCAGTCGTCGTGACACGAGGTTCGACGTACGAGAACGTGAAGAATCTTGCACCAGCGTTCATTGATGAGATGAGACGACGATACGAAGGCACAACACTCGGTCGTCAAGAGTTACACGCTGAAGTTCTTGAAGACGTAGAAGGCGCACTGTGGCAACGCATCACGCTCGATCAGCATCGTGTGATCAAGCACGTTGACATGAAGCGCATCGTCGTCGCTGTCGACCCTGCTGTCACGTCACGATCTGAAAGCAACGAGACAGGCATCATCGTCGCAGGAGTTGGGCTAGACGGTCACGGCTATGTACTCGACGACAAGACAATGCGTGGTTCACCCGACGAATGGGGCAGAGCGGCAGTCTCTGCGTATCATCACTACAAAGCAGACCGTATCGTCGCTGAATCTAATCAAGGCGGTGACATGGTTCGACACACGCTCGCAACTGTCGATCGTCATGCACCTGTGAAACTCGTTCACGCATCACGGGGAAAGCGCACACGAGCAGAACCGATTGCGGCTCTCTACGAGCAAGGCAAGATTCACCACGTCGGATATCTTCCACAACTCGAAGATCAACTCTGCGGGTGGATACCTGACGTGTCAATCTCACCTGACAGACTCGACGCTATGGTATGGGCGTTCACAGAACTCATGATTGATGGCAGTCGTTCTGCACCTGCTGTCGTACCAATCTCAATCTCGCAGACTTCACCTTGGAAGGTCTCATGAACACAGCACCTGCACGACTACTCACTCAGAACAGCGAACTCAGAAGAGTTGGAGTCTGGAACTGGACTATCCCTGCACACGTAGTCACGCTCACGAACGGTGAACGATTCAACTGTTGCCCGCACGCAGGCTCTTGTGGTCGAGTCTGCTACGCAAAGTTCGGCACGTACACGTTCAGCAACGTCAAAGCACGACACGTTCAGAACCTTGAATACGTGCTCTTAGAGGGCGATACATGGCAAGAACAGATGATCAACGAAGTCACGCACAAGCGCATGAAACCAACGCTGAAGCCTCACGATCTGCCGTTCGACAGTGAAGACATATGGCTCAAGACTTGGGTGAAGAACGGTGGCAAAGCAGTACGCATACACGACGCAGGAGACTTCTTCGACGAGAAATACTTTCATCGATGGACATATATCGCACGCAAAGCACCACAAGTGTTGTTCTATGCGTACACGAAAGAGATATCGATGATGCTCAGATACATCGATCGTATGCCTATCAACTTCAGAATCGTCATGAGTTACGGTGGCAAAGAAGATCACTTGATCGATCGTGAACAACACAGACACGCAGATGTCTTCCCTACTGCTCAAGCGTTGAACGACGCAGGGTACTTCGATCAGTCAGACAATGATCTTCTCGCTGTCGTAGCACCAACAATGAAGATCGGCATCGTTGCGAACAGACTGCCCGTAGCGATCAAAAGATTCGACGGTCGCACAATGAGTGCTCTAGCACCAACGAGAGAGACAGAGTGACGACTAGCATGAGCAGAGTGCAACACAACGGCAGAACTACAAACTCAACAAGAGTGAACAAAGAGAAGCCGTCGTCAAAAGACTTTCTCGAAGTAGGTTCTACAGGTCTGATTCAATCAGGCGGCATCGTCAAGACAGACTTCTTGCGTCAACTTCAAGGCAAGCAAGCGTTCGCAAACTATCGAGAGATGGCAGACAACGACCCCGTGATCGGGGCAATGTTGCACGCAATCGAGATGATCGTACGATCAGTCGACTGGTCAGTCGAACCGTCTGACCCTGACGATCAGAGAGCGATCGACGAAGCCGCTTTCGTATCGACGTGTCTCAACGATATGAGCACCTCTTGGGACGACACGCTCGCATCGATCTTGACGTTCCTTGTCTACGGGTTCTCATATCACGAGATCGTGTACAAGTATCGACGTGGCTACACGGGCGACGCTACAACGCAATCGAAGTTCAGCGACGGTCGAATCGGTTGGCGCAAGTTGCCGATCAGATCGCAGTCAACAGTGCAACGATGGGACTTAGACGAGAACGGTGGCATACAAGGTATGTACCAACTCGACCCGTATGCACCGAGCAAGGGTCTCGTGTTCTTGCCGATCAGCAAGTGCTTGCTGTTCCGCACGACTACAGCGTTGAACGACCCTCAAGGTCGATCTGTTCTTCGTAACGCTTTCTTGCCTTGGTACTACAAGCGTCGTATTCAAGAGATCGAAGCAATCGGTATCGAACGTGATCTCGCAGGTATGCCCGTTGCTTACGTGCCACCGCAGTTGCTGTCGAACAACGCAACATCAGACGAGAAAGCGGCACTGCAAGCGATCAAGCAGATCGTGCGTCAGATCAAGCGTGACGAACAAGAAGGCATCGTCTTCCCTCTTGCGTATGACCCTGACACGAAGATGCCTGCATACGATCTGAAGTTGATGTCAACGGGTGGTCGTCGTCAGTTCGACACGAACGAGATCATCACTCGATACGACCAGCGCATCACAATGAGTCTGCTCGCTGACTTCTTGTTGCTCGGTCACGAGGGTGTCGGCACTCAAGCACTGTCAGTGTCAAAGGTCGAACTGTTCTTGACTTCGTTGACTGCGTATCTCTCGAACATTGCTGAGACGTTCAACTCTTACGCAATCCCTAGACTGATGCGACTCAACGGCGTACCTGAAGAACTGTCACCGACATTGACTTACACACCGCCGAAGAACATCGATCTCGATGGACTCAGCAAGTTCGTCACGTCGCTCGCTCAAGCAGGCGCACCGCTGTTCCCTGATCAGCAACTTGAGAACTATCTGCGAGGCATTGCAGGCTTGCCACAAGGTCAGGCTGAAGAAGTCTGATCATGCCGATCTTCGGCAGACAGGTCAACAAGACGACTGCGATACTTGTTCGCAAGACGCAGGTCAGTACAACACCATCTCATCGTTCAGTCGGTCTTCAGCAACTGACAAGACTTGAAGACGAACTGCAAGCAGTGATCTTGCAAGCGTTCGACAACGTGCCTGATCGAGCGTATCTGTCAGTGCTCGACGACAAAGAGGGTCTGCAATACAGAGACATCGTGTACACAGCACTGATGAAAGAACAACCAAAGATCGAAGACATACTTCTCAGACAACTCACGTCAACAGGGTCAGCAGAAGCAATCGATCTCTCGAAGATGCTCGCTGAACAATTCAAGTATCTGTTCGGCAAAGCAGACGCACTGACACCGACACAGGTCGCTCAATCATTTAGATTCGATCTGAACAGTCAAGACGCTCTGAACTATGCACGCACAGAATCAGGGCAACTCATCACGAACATGGCAGACGAACAACGTGCAGTGATGCGTCAAGTCGTCGGGCAAACAATGACAGCAGGCGCAACACGAGCAGGTACAAGTTCTGCACTACGAACGATCTTGCAAGATATCGGCACAGGCACAGAGTACGGTCGCATCACAGCAACTCAGATCGGTGCGAACTGCAACGGACTCACACGACAGTACGAGAAAGCAGTATGGAATCGAGCGAACGATATCGCTGAAGACCTCGCTCGACGTGGCATCGAAGGCACGAAAGCAGTTGAAGAGATACGCAAGAAGACTGACGCTTACGCAGAGAAACTTCGCAAAGCAAGAGCACGCACGATCGCACGCACAGAGATCATCAGATCAGCAGAAGAGGGTCGTCAGCAAGCATGGGAACAAGCATCGAAGAAGGGTCTCATCGATAAGAACAAAGCAACGAAGACGTGGAGTGCGTCACCGATGGACGTATGCCCGATCTGCTCGAAGTTGCAAGGCAAGACTGTTCCGTTGATGGGGAAGTTCTCGACAGGTATCGGTGAAGTAAAGACACCGCCAGCGCACCCGAACTGTCGTTGCACGATGCGTCTCAACACTGCGAAAGAACCGCCGAAGACGATCGGTACAGGTACTCAAGCAGACCCGTTCCGTCTTGAAGTTGATTCAGGCCCGCCGAACATTGATGACTTCCCACCGTTGCCGGGTTCAGACGTTGTTACACCAACGCCGACATCTACGCCGAAGCCAACACCAAAGCCACGATCTAAACCAAAGCCACCCGAAGTCAAGCCTGTTGAGATACCTGTTGCACCCGCAGTCGAAGCACCTTTGCCCGCATCATCTGGTGCAGGTCAAGCATTGACACCAAGTTCACTAGATGATCTCAGAGATTCTGTCAAAGAGTTAGACTTTGATAGAGGTATTGAACTCGTTGACAGCAGACCCGGACTACAGAAGAGAATTGGTGCAAGACAGCAACGACCAACTCTTGCAGGTGATCAAGCAGTTGACGCAATAGAAGAAGCAGGTCGTCGTGTTGATCAAAGAGTTGACGAAATAATAAGCGAATCAGGCGGCAGACAACCGAAACAAATTGAAGCGCAAAGAGAACGTGCTTACGCTCAACGCAATGAACTGCAACAAACTCAGAGCGAAGTTGAGTTCCCAAGAATGAAGCAAGCATTACAAGATTCAGGCTTTGAGGTCGACGATGCAATCATTATCAATGACTCTGGCGACTTGGCAGTATTTAATTATGAACAAGCGCAGAGAATCAGAGATGACTTCTCTAACGGTGAGTTCCTTGCAACAATAGATCTTCCCACTTCAGGGAACTTTCGTCTGAGGGCCATGACAGAGTATCGTGAGCGATGGCTTGACGTGGGCAACCGTCGAGCGATATTTGGTGATAATTTTGACGGGTCAGCGTCATCAATATCAAGAGCATTGAGAGACTTATCTCGATCAGAGAGCACTAGAAGTGCGATTGAGAAAGTTCAAGACGAAATACTAGAACTAACTCGGGAACTTGAAGAAGCGTATACAAAAGAGGTCAAAGCAATTCGACAGGCTTTGCGAGAAGTTAGACCCACGCTCGGGTCAAAGAAGTTGAAACCCTCTGCAGTGAACAGAGGTACTTCTAAAGAAGTTACAGTCGCTGAGATAGAATCAGCGATTGATAAAGCATCAGTCGATCTACCCGCAGAGTGGGTTGATAACATTAATCTTGAACGATATACAGTCACTGTCTCCAAACGAGGATCGCAAAATACTTCAAGAAAGTTGATACAAACATCAACACGATCTCCTGATACGACAATTCTGCACGAGTTTACTCACGCCGCTGAAGCGCATACGACGAGACTGTCACGAGCGAATGATGCGTTCGTTGCTCGACAAAGTAGAAACGGAGAAGAGCAACTTGTTGGTCTAAAGAAAGCAACAGGCGGCAGTTACGATGTTTCAGAAGTTGCGATTGAAGATGAATATGGCGATTGGTATGCGGGTCGCTGGTACGGTGGAAGAGACGGGACTGCAAAGCAAGAGTGGCTGTCAGCCTTCCATGAAACTTTGCCTAGAGGAATGGAATCTCTGTTTCGATATGACACAATGCTGTCGCCGTTTCGCATCAGCGGCGCATATCGTAGATTCGTCTTGGGAACATTGGCTCTCGTTTAAATGAAACAGAACAACATGATGTGGACAATTAAGATCAACGGTCGTACTGCTTACGTTGCAGAACCATACCTTGACCCGACTTTGCTTTCAGATGTCAAGTTCTTCATGCAAACAAAGCAACGCAACGAACTCGTGATTGCGTTACCTGATCAAGCACTTGTCTTTGATTCATCTGATGTAATTCATCAAGCACTTGCGAGTCTTCAATACTTCATCTTCTTAGTCGACGACCCTAAAGTTGAAGTCACTCTCACAGTTCAAGACTTGAATCTTCCTGTTGCAGTACGAACTCTTCCCAACACTGTCAACTGACCTGCTGTGTAGATCAGTGATGATCAACTAATCTGCAGGCATGGTCGCAGTCCCTTCGTTCGTCTCAAGCAACGCAAAGCGTGGACTCAAGTTGCTTGAATACGCAGGCGACGGTCTCAAAGCACAGACAGTTCGTGACGCTCGAAGCATGGCATCAGGCTCGATCACAGCAGAGAAAGTGCGTCGCATGGCGGCTTGGTTTGCACGACACGAATCTGATCTGAGTTCACCTGACGCTGGCGCATATCTCGACGGTACGAAAGACAGACCGACAGCAGGTCAAGTTGCGTGGCTCTTATGGGGTGGAGACATCAGTAGCGCACAGCGTGATCGAGCAAGACTGTGGGCAGAACGCAAGCGTGATCAACTCATCGCAGAAGGCGAACTGTCGAAGCAGATCGAGAAAGAAGTGTCAGCGACTGTCTCGACAGCATTGAAGCGCAAAGTCGACGAGCACAACGAGAAGTTCGGGAATACTCAAAGCAAGCGTGTCACTCTTTCAATGCTTGAACGAGTCTTCGAGCGTGGTGTTGGCGCATACAACACGAACCCGTCGAGCGTCAGACCGACTGTCACGAGTTCAGATCAGTGGGCGTACGCACGAGTGAACGCCTTTCTCTTCGCAGTACGCACAGGCAGGTACAAGAGCGGTGCGTTCGACACAGATATTCTGCCTGAGGGACACCCGCTATCAACACGAAAGAACTTGGAACAAACAATGGACGCAGACAAGATGTACGGGTACGAGATGAAAGACGACGACAGCGACGGATACGACCCGCTCGACAGTCTTCTTGAGGCTTACAGTGCCGCAGTCAAGATGGGGCCAAAGACCGACAAACTTCTTGTGAAGATCATGGAAGTCATCACAGCAGTTCGAGAGATGTACGTCGAAGACATGATGCCTGAGAACATGAAGAAGAATATGCACTACGACAACCCTGTCGAGTGCTTGACTCACGCCTATATTGGACTCTTGAACACGTCACGTGCAGACTTGCGTGCGATGGTCATGGCATTGATTCACGAAGCAGAGATGATCGTTTACGGGGGAGATTCGCACAACAATGAAACGTCTGATGAAAGTTCTGAAAGTGATTCTGTCAGTGAACCTGTTAGCGACGGTAGTGGGACTCGCAGTATGGTTCAGCGAGTCGTTCAAGAAGTCGGCGGTCAATTCTGCGTACTCAGCGAGACAGGTCGCTCGTTCGGTTGCTACGCAGAACGTGATCAAGCAGATCAACGACTCGCACAGATCGAACGGTTCAGAAGCACCAAGTTGGTACAGGCATCGTTGAACGATCTTGTGTCATGGCACAACAAGTGTCACGAAGTGTCGACTGTTTCTCAAGCGTTGAAGAGTCTTCACGATCTACTCGAAGACGAGATGGAAGATCGAGGTCACGCACGACCGTACGAGATCACAAGCGAAGAGAAGATCGCACTGCTCGTCGACAAGTCAGCAGGCATCGTTGCGAAAGCGAACGAGCAGAGATACACGCTCGGACCTTGGTACGTACCCGGTGTCGAAGATGCTCACGGTGAGTTCACTGACGAAGACACGTTGCAGAAGGCTTTGTGGGATTGGGTTCGATCAGGCGATCGCACGATCTATCTTCAGCACTCTGACAAGCCCGCAGGTGAGATGGTTGAGATCATGACTGTGCCGTTCGCTGTCGAAGCAGACTTGACAGTTCCGAATCAAGGCGTGACGAAGTATCAGTTCCCTGCGAACACCCCGTTCATGGGTGTTGTTTGGGAAGAGTGGTCGTGGAATCTTGTCAAAGAAGGCAAGTTACGTGGCTACTCGATCGGTGGTTCTGCACGTCGAATGAGTGCTGATCTGCCTGAGTCTGTGCTTGTCTGAGAGCGCACGAGGTTTCGTTCTGAGCGACTCTGAGTTCGATCACGACTCTTTGTGAGTCAAGATCGTCAGAGCGTCACAGAGCGCACAAAGCAAAAGACCCGCTCAAGCGAGCGGGTCAAGTGCTTGAGTATGTCGCTCAAGATCAGCAGGCGACTGCTTTCTTGGCGGCACGCTTTGCGGCTTTCTCTTCAGCGATCTTCTTTGCGGCGACGAAAGCGTCATGACCCTTGTCGAAGTACACGCTCGCAAGCGATGCGCTGATCTTTGACTGCTCTGTCATTTCGACGGGTGCGTTCGGGAAGCAGATTGAGCAGAGTGACGGGCCGAGCAACTCGACTGCGACTTCAGCGTTCAGGTCGCTCATTGCGTAAACGAGAGCGAACGACGTTGCGTACTTGCCCTTGTTGCATGAGTGACAAGACTGCGATGAGTGAATATGACCTGTGCTCGAAGTGACGAGGAAGTAACGTGACCAACCGCCGCGAGCGTTGAACTCTGCGTCGATTGCTTTGATCAAGTTCTTGATCTCAGCGTTGCGCTCGACGATTGCTTTGACAGCAAGCCCGTCGACAGTTGTGTCTTGACTTGCAACGATCTTGACCGCATCGACATCGTTGATCTGCTTGTCTGCAAGGTAAGCAACTGCGTCGCTCAACAAGTAACGATTCGAGTCACGCTTGCCGACTGAGACGTGACCGTTCGGGTATTCAGTCGTGGTCTCAGGTGCGGCATCGAAGTCAGAGCGAAGAGCAAAGAACTTCACTGAATCTTCGTAGCGGTTCTCTCGACGAACTGTGCATGAGATGACAACGCTTGCGCTGGTATCAGTTGACCAATGCAAGTCTGTCGCTTTGTACATCGCATAAGTGAGATCGATTGAATTGCTTGATTCTTCACGCATCAGTTCGAGCAAGAGTTCGTCGATCTGTGCTGGTGTCATGGTCGTGAGGTTGGTGTTCGTGGTGTTGTTCATGTCTTCAGCATATACCCACAGTTGTACAAGCAACGACATATCCTGAAGATTCGACCAAATATATCTGTGACCAGCACTTATGTACTCAGACAACACAGAACGAGCACAGACGAACAGCACAAAGCAGACGACACAAAGACTCAGATAAGCAGACAGAACCGCTCAGAACGCAACCTCGTGCGACTGAAAGCGATCTGAGATCAGTCGTGCTGAGACGTGACGAGACCGAAGAAGAGCCACTTCGAGTCGCTCGCTCGAACAGCAAGACAAGGCCCGTTGATGTCAACGTACTGACGCAACAAAGAATCGACAGCATCGACACCGATGACGTGCATCAGATACGCAAAGTCGATCAGAGAGAACCATTCAGACTCTCGATTCACAGAGCAACGAAGATTCTCGTCGTCGTCTTCGACAAGTTCAGCAAGACCTTCAAGATCGAGAACGACTGACCCGTCTTCGAGTCGTTCACGCTGAACGTATGCGAGCACAGTCAAGCAGAGTCGTTCGAGTCCCCGTTCGTCAACGATGTCAGACGGTACTTCAAGTTCGATGAATGATCGCTTACGCAAGATCGGTGCGTCAAAGCCGCCGACTCTGTGCATCAGACGAGCACAGACGTGAGCGTTCTTGAACGCATCAGCACAGTCTTCGCCTTCTGCCCAATCAACAAAGTTCGCAGGTCTCATGACTGATCAGAATACACGTTGTTCATTCGCACAACTCGTCGACGTTCAAGTGTTGAGAACAGTTCAGCAAGTTCAGCGTGTATCTCAGCGCACGTCTGCCAGTCTTCGTCACTGATAGCGAACTCAGTCAAGCCAACTGCGTTGCGTACAGATTCAAGAACGACATCGATGTCGTAGTAGTAACGAGACATCACTTGAACAACTTGCTCGGTCGAAGATCGCTTGCAAGTTCACGAGCGTCTTCTTGTGAGACGTGTTCTCCGTTGAAGTCTTTGTTCAACGCTTGAGCGACTCTGAGTGCGTGCTCTTTGTTGACGCACTTGATCTCGAACAACCACTCGAACGTGCGACCACTGATGCCGAAGCGTTGATCGTCGCTGACGAGCCATTGCTCTGACCATTCGCCAGTGCGTTCGTTGAAGTGCTCGACGCTCTCTGCGAAGTAGCGATCGCCGCTCATGACTTCACCTTCAAGTCGTTAGCGATCATGATTGCGTGGAACTCACCGATCTCGTAGCCACGACGGTTCAATTCTTTGACGAGTGCGTCTGCATGACTCTCGTCTTCACAGTAAACGTTGAAGTCGGTGACTCGACGCTTGCTATCGACGACAGCCCACTCAGTGACTTCTCTCCAATCGATGAACTCTTTGTAGTAACGCTTGCTCATGATGTTTCTCCTGTTTGTTGTTGTGTTGGTTGTGGTGTTCACGATGCGACCTCGAACTTGTATCCGAAGTTGTATGCGTTCTTGTTGATGAACTCTTGTGCGTCAGCCTCAGTTGCAAACTTGCGAGCGTTGGCGAACTCTGACGTGGTGGTGATGCGTGCTCGCAACCCTGATCGATGCGAGTGAAGGAACTTGATCTTCCTTGTTCGTGTGCTTGTGAGTTTGATTGCGTATTTCACGGCTGTCTCCTGTGTTGTTGTGTTGGTTGTGGAGTTCATGATCAGTTGCACTCGCTGATCGTCGATGTCGAATCTTGACGACGAACGAAGTTGATCGAGAGATCAGCGTCTGCAAGAACAGAAGCGAACTTCCAGTTGTAAGCAGTCACGAGTTCAGACTTGACTACTTTGCTGATCGACAAGCGAGGTTCGTATTCGCCACGTGAAACTTCGACGAGTACGACTTCTGTGTATGAGATCGACCCGTCAGCGAGCGTCTCGACGTTTGTTGCGTTGATGCGGATTGAGTAGTCATCACCACGCTTTTGCGGGACGAGAGCGGTGAGCACGCCCGTCTGTGCGGGTGCGAAGACTGCTGAGTTGTAGTTGCTGTGGTAGTTGAGTGTGTTGTTCATATCTTCAGCATATACACGTGCTTGTACAACGTGCGACATATTCGAGAAGATTCTGCAAAATATGTCTCTGACCAGCACTTTTGCGCCACAAAACCTACCGGCCTCAGGCTAACACAGCGTCAGATTGACAGCACGCACAGCATCGACGCACGCACAGTGAGCAGATCACAGAGCAGATCACAGTGATATCCTTGTGATGCCTTCGTGCGCTCTGTCGCCTCACTGCGAGAGATCATGAGAAGAGTCTTTACAACACTGAGTCGAGTTCTGCTGTATGCAGGTCTCTTGCTTGCATGGGTTCAACCAGCACACGCAGACTCAAGACTTGTGATCACTGCACCGACAGACTTCAACTTCGAGTTCGCAGAGTCAACACAGTTTTTGGCACAGACATATCAATCAGGCGATCTTCCGTCTGACCCGCAACTGTGGTTGTACAACAGTGACAACGAACTGATCGTCACGAACGACGACTACGTGGGCTTACAGTCGAAGATTGATCTCATGCTGTCTGCTGGTTCGTATCGTCTTCGAGCGTCGACGTGTTGTTACGAACCTGATGTATGGCGAGATGGTGTTGTATGGAATGTTCAGTACGAGTTGACGTTCAATGAATCACAAAGTGATTCAACGACGACAACTGAAGTCAGCACGACGACAGAACCTGAAACAACGACGACAACTTCAACAACAACAACAGAGCCTGCTACAACGACAACGACTTCGAGTACGACAACTACAACGACGACGACAACTGAACCTGCTACAACAACGACGACAACAGAGCCGGCCACTACAACGACAGTTATACAAACAACGACGACAGAGGTGACGACATCGCTACCAGCAGAAGTATCTACGACGACGACCCAAGTCGAATTGCCTACAACAACGCTCTCGAATGGCACGCAACCATCACCGATCTCACAGACCACATCAACAACGTCTTCAACTTCGACGACAGTACCGACGACGACAAGCACGTCATCAACTTCGACGAGCACAACGACACCAGATTCCACAAATGGAACGACGACAGTGCCTACTACTGCCCCAACAGAGAGTGCGCCTGTCACTGAATCAACGATCGTTGAAAGCCTGCCTGAAGAAGCAGACGCAGAAGAGATCGTCACTTATCTTCAAGAGTTGACGACAGATGATCTTGCAGACCTAACAGACACGCAGACAGAAGAACTGATCGCAAGCATCGCAGACACAGAACTGACCGATGAGCAGGCAGAACAGATCGCAGAAGCACTCTCAGACGCACCCGCTGAAGTGAAGCAACAGTTCGAGGAGACGATCAACGTATTCAGTGGACAGTTCGATACGTACGTTCCTGATGGCTCGACGATCTCAGTAGGCGCACGACGTGCTGTCGTCGCTGTGACTGCTGTGTCTTTCTTATTGCCTGCACCCGTACCAACAACTCGAAGGAGAATCTGATGAAAGTCATCAAAGAACTACACGCACAAATATGGACTATCTGCGGAGTCGCTCTAGTGCTGATCACTCTCAGTGGCGCAACACTCTCGAAAGCCGCATGGACTTTCGGGGCAAGTCTTGCTCTGCACTTCATCGGTGTTCTGTTGACAAGAGACGAAGACAACACAGATTGACCCACAAGTTGTCCACAGTTTGTTAGGCTGGTCTGATCTTGTAACGATCGGACTGATATGCCTGACAAAGAAAGTCTGTCTAGTTCAATAAGCAATTATCACAGATCACACGGTCGACGTATCTGCGGTGTTCAACTCGCTCTCGGCAAACTCTTCGGCGTTGATCTCGAAGACTTGAACGTGGCATTGAAAGATCGTTCAATAACTAACAGATCAATCTCGCTTGCACTTGCTGACAGAGACATCACAGTCACGATCGAGATGCTCAAGCGACATCGACGAGGGGATTGTTCTTGTGAGTCTTAGAGACGACATCGAACGAGAGAACGCATCAACGACGAAGAAACAGTCGCTTGGTCGAATCGCTGAACTACTCGAACGCAACGGCATTGACATCGATGAAGTCGGTGCTATCAAAAGAGTGTCGCTGTATCAAGCAGTCACGAAAGACAGCGACACAGGTGAAGCATCAGTACACGATCTCACAGGTATTCAGTTCTCACCAAAGTGGGAGACAGGCCCTGAATGGCCTGTCATTCAACAAGGCCCGCCTGTCAAGATCACTGCATCGAAAGCAACGAAAACACGATCAGGTTGGCCTGTTGCTGTTGTGTTGCCCGATATTCAGTGCGGGTACTTCTCTGCTGTTGATGGTTCACTTGAAGCGATACACGACGAACGAGCGATCTCTGTTGCGTTGTCAATCGTTGCTGATGTTGACCCTGACATCGTTGTTCTCGTTGGTGACAACCTTGACTTCGCTGAACTCGGCAAGTACATCGTCACAAGCGCATATCAACAGACAACACAAGCGACGATCGATCGAGCAACACGACTCGCCGCAGAGATACGTGCCGCCGCACCACGAGCAAAGATCATTTGGCTTGCAGGTAATCACGAAGAAAGATTGCCGAAGTTCTTGTTGCAGAACGCCGCCGCCGCTTTCGGATTGAAGCGAGGGAATCTGCCTGACTCATGGCCTGTCATGAGCGTGCCGTATCTGTGTCGACTCGACGAAGTTGATATCGAATACAGACCGGGTTATCCAGCGTCGTCTGTTTGGATTACTGAACGTCTGCGTGTCATTCACGGTGATCGAGTTGCAAGCGGTGGTTCAACAGCGCACAAGTATCTTGGTCAAGAGAAGTCGTCAGTCGTGTACGGTCATATTCATCGTCGTGAATGGGCAGAACGTACTCGTGAAGATCATGATGGGCCTCGTACAGTTCTTGCGGCGAGTCCGGGTTGCTTGTGTCGAGTCGATGGTGCAGTGCCGAGCACACGTGGCGGTACAGACTTGAACGGCAGACCGCTTGTGCGCTACGAAGATTGGCAACAAGGTCTCGCAGTCATACCGTACGACCCTGAGTCGGGGAACTTCTGCTATGAACAGATAGCGATTCACGACGGGTGGGCGATGTACAGAGGCAAGGAATACAAAGCATGAAGCATCAACTGATTCAAGTCACATGGCACGACGCTCATGCTGTCTCAGAGACGTGGACTACACGAGACGATCTAGACAGCGAACCTTGCATTGTCACGTCAATCGGATATCTCATAGCGGGCGTGAAAGCGAATCATGTTGTGATCTCGCAGTCAGTCATCATGGACGAATCAGATCATATTGATCACGTGATTGCGATACCGAATGGAATGATTAAGCGCATCGATCGTCTCAAAGTCTCGACACTGCTACCGCTCGAAAGCGTAGAGAACTAATCAGCGAAACAACTCTTCGTCTGAGATCATGTCTCGACGTTGCTGTTGTGGTTTCGACTTGAGTCCGTTGCTTGCTAGAACCCCGCTCAATGCCCCGCTCAAGAAGAGCGTGATCGGAATCAACACACCATCGAGGAACGCTTTGTCGTTGGGTGATTGAGTCATCGGTTGCGTAACGAATACCAATGCCCACAAGACTGCAACGACGATCATCACGAACGTGAAACACAAAGCAAGACCGACAGCAAGAACGAGTCGTGCGTGTATCTCTTCGGGTGCGTAACGCTTACGAGCCATTAGAATTACCCCATACGAGAGTCTCAGAACAGTTGCCTGTTGGTTCACAGATTGGTGGCTTGCACTCTGCCAGTTCCCAATTCGCTGGGTCTTGACACGTGTATCGATATTTCCCGTCGTATCCACACGACGATGCGATAGCACTCAAAGAGATGAACGCAACGCACGCAAACAATGTTCGAGCAGTACGTTCAGCAAGCATGATCAATCACTGTACTGATCAAGAACGAAAGATCATTGGAAGTTCTTTGCAGAGTTACAACGGATAATCGACGCAGGTGTCTACGATTCACAGCGATGGCACGTTCAACGAAACTCGCAGACCTGATGGTCAAAGAGACAAGTGGTGTCGATCACCCCGCTCATCTTCACGAAGGTTGGCTAGTCATGAAGTCAGAAGACTTGACTGCAACACTTGATGAAGTAATCAATCCAGCCGCCGTAAATAAGGAGACAAGCATGGACCTCGAAGTTACTGAGACCCCCGCAGTTGAAGTAGAGAAGGCATCTTTCGATGAAGAGATCCGCAAAGAACTCTCTGATCTTCGCAAGCAGTTAGACGATGCACGTCACGAATCAGAAGTCTTGAAGTCGACTCGTGCTCTTGAAAAGGCTGTCGACTCTGCACACGCATGGTCAATCTTGCCTGAACTCGACCCCGCTGAGTTCGCACCTGTGTTGTGCGCTCTGCGTGACACGATGCCTGCTGAAGCACTCATCGTCGAGAAAGTCCTTGAAGCATCGTCACGTGCGTTGCGTGAATCTGATCTCTTGAAAGAGATCGGCACAACTGCATCGAACAATGGCGAAGACGCATGGACAACGATCTCTGCACAAGCACACGCACTCGTCAGCGAAGGTCGAGCACCGTCTTTCGCAAAGGCAGTGACGCTTGTTGCTGAGTCCAACAAAGACCTATACAACCAATACCTCATTGAGAAAGGCCGCTGAACATGGCTTACGAAGGCGCACAGATCAAATTAGGCAACCTTGTTGCCGCCGCTGACTTGTCAGCAAAGCAATTTCACTTCGTGAAGTTAGCGTCTGCAACTACTGTCAATGTTTGCGATGCAATCACTGACAAGCCGATCGGCATCTTGCAGAACACACCGACTAGCGGTCAGTCTGCTGAGATTGCAATCTTCGGTATCAGCAAAGTTGTTGCCGATGGAAACCTTGCCGCTGGCAACATCATTGGTACTTCGAGCGATTCGCAAGCAGATGCGATCACTAGCGGTACTGATACAACTGTCTTCGTCATGGGTCAGGCTATTGAAGCCGCCGCCGCAGGCAATATCGTCACAATGTTCCTCAACCCAAGCAACGCTCGTTGCGCCTGATCTAGAAAGAAGAACCAGTCATGGCACAGCCCACTCAGAACCAAGTTCATATCGATGCGGTGCTCACCAACTTGAGCGTCGCTTACATGAACGAAGTCGACAACTTTGTCGCATCAAAAGTGTTCCCGACTGTTTCGGTGAACAAGCAATCTGACTTGTACTTCACGTACTCGCAAGCAGACTTCTACCGTGATCAGGCACAGTATCGTGCTGACGGAACTGAATCAGCAGGAAGCGGCTACTCGCTGTCGACCTCAAGTTACTCGTCAAGTGTTTGGGCTTTGCACAAAGACATTGGCGATCAGGTTCGTGCGAACAGCGATTCGCCACTTGACCCCGACATGGACGCAACAAAGTTCCTTGCTCATCAGATGATGATTCGTCAAGAGCGTGATTGGGCTAGCAAGTTCTTCACGACTTCTGTTTGGGGAACTGACGCTACGCCTTCGACTTTGTGGGACGCATCAGGTTCTGACCCGATCGGTGACATTCAGACTGGTGTGAACACCATCTTGACGAACACTGGCTACTTGCCCAACACTCTCGTGTTGTCGTACGCAACCTACAAGACTCTTCGTAACCACAGCGACTTCGTTGATCGTTACAAGTACACGTCAGCAGACAGCATCACACCTGAACTCATCGGCAAAGTGCTCGACGTTCCCCGTGTCATGGTCATGAAGGGCGTATTCAACTCAGCAAAAGAAGGCGCATCAGCAACTTACGCACAGATGGGCGACAAAGACGCTCTCTTGTGTTACGTCGCACCAGCCGCTGGAATCATGAGCGCATCAGCAGGTTACAACTTCGTGTGGAACGGTGTTGGTGGCGGTCTCGGTACTTCGACTGCTGTCTCACGTTTCCGTATGGATCACTTGCGTGCAGATCGTCTTGAAATTGAATCCGCTTGGGACTTCAAGGCTGTCGGTACACCGCTCGGTTACTTCTTCAGCAACTGCGTCACTGCGTAATTAGGAGACTCACATGGCTTTCAATCGAATCACTCGTGGTACTGCACTCGTCGGTGCTCTTGAAGTAAGCGGCCCGACACGTCTTCGTGGCACTGCAAGCGTCAAGCGCACTGCGGCAACTATCGCTGATGGTGCGTCGATGGTTGCTACTGCGGCTCATATCGTTACGAACACTCTTGTCACTTCAACACCAACGACCGCTCGCAACGTAACAACTGCGATCGGTGCTGACATCATTGCTCTGCTCGCTGGTCAACAAGTCGGTGACTGCACAGAGTTCACGATCGTGAACCTTGCCGCATCAGCCGCAACGATCACTCTTGTTGCTGGTGCAACAGGTGTCACTCTCGTTGGACTTGCAACTGTGCCTGCGGCAACGTCAGGTACTTGGTTGGTTCGTTACGACTCAGCGACAGGCGTTACTTTCTACCGCAAGTAATACAACTCAACTACGGCACTCAGGCCGAGACTGGTGCTAGAACGCATCAGTCTCGGCCTTAGTCATTCACGGAGTCACATATGAGAAACACAACACAAACAAGCGCAGTGACAGCAACAAAAATTCGAGCGACTTCAGGTGTACAGACAGCAAGCGCGGTTGTTCTGATGGGGATTACTATTGGTGATTCTTCTCACGGTCAAGTTCACTTGCACCTTCACAACGGCGACGCAAACACTGACCCGATCGTTGCTCTCATTAAACCAGCGAATGGAGATCACGAGACTCATTGGTTTGGGCCAAACGGTATCGCTTGCCCTGATGGGATATACGTTGACTTAATTTCTGGCACACCGATTGGTTCTGTGTTCACTCTTCCGACGATCAAGTGAGATGAGCGACAATGACATGGACTTATGGTGGCGACCCGTCTGCTAACGCTAAAGACGCAATCAGATTCCTTATTGGTGACACTGACACAACTGATCAACTGTTATCGAATGAAGAAATATCGTGGGTGAACACTGAAGCATCAGGTACTTCAACGGGTACGAACGCTCTATACGATGCGGCGTACCGATGCTGTCTAACTATTGCGTCAAAGTTGGCTCGTCTTGCTGATAAGCAGATCGGTGACTTGAACGTGAAGTTGTCGCAGAAAGCACAAGGGTATTTGGCGCAAGCATCACAGTTCAATGCGATGGCGAAAGTTCAGAACTTCGTGCCGATTGCGTACGCTGGTGGTTTGTCGATCAGTGATAAAGAGATTGATCAAGACAACAGTGACGTGTTCAGAGGTTGGTTCGCATCAGGTCAGTTTCAGAACGTCGACGATGGTGGTGCGAATAACACGATCACGGGTGTACAGATATTTGGTGGCGGTGCTGATCAATGACAGCGAGTAACGACTTCATGACTGAACTGTTGCAACTTGCAACGCAGACTGTGACAGTCACGCCTCGATCTTCGATCAACTCGTATGGCGAAGTCTTGAACGCAGGCAGTGGCACAACGTACAAGGCTTACGTGCAGAAGATATCTGCGAGCAAGCGCAACGCATCAACAGATCAAGCAGTCATCGATTACATCGCATACATTCCCTCAACGACTTATTCACCATCGACTGATGATCTTCTCACTGTCAGCGGTGTTTCAAGAGTTATCGTCGAAACTGATATTCGATCAGACGAGTTCGGTCAACAATGCGTCGTGCTTGCACTTGGTGAACCGAGACGCAACTGATGGCAAAGCCTGTCACGATCAAAGTGAAGACTCAGAACATGAGTGAAATTCATCGTGCTCTGATTGCTGACGCTGAAGGTGTGTCTCTTGCTTTGCGTGCAGGTCTCAAGAACATGGCAGAAGACATCAGCAACGCAAGCGAACAACTGGTACCCGTCGACGAGGGAATACTTCGCACGAGTCGAAGTGTTGAAGAGAGCAACATAGGAACGACGTACAAGGTTGAAGTCGGATACGGCAACAGTGCAACACCGTACGCTCTTGTGCAACACGAACGTCTTGACTTCTATCACCCGCCGAAACCACCGAACAAAAGTAAAGTCGGCGGGCGACAAGGAACAGGGCCGGGTATTGACCCTGCTACGGGTCGAGGCCCGAAGTATCTTGAGCGACCTTTCAAGCAGTACACAGCGAACTTCACTGAGACTTTGACAGCGTATGTTCGTAAGCATTATCAACTCGGCACAGGTCGTAGTTGATGACAACGCTTGTTGATATCGCAACTTATCTTGATTCACAGCAAGCGTCTTTGACGCTCGGTACGAATCTCTTTCTCGGTCGTATGCCTGACTCACCTGATACTTGTGTTGTTCTGTACGAGTACGGCGGGTCAGCACCTGACAACACGATGGGTAGCGGTCTGCCTGTGTTGCAGAATCCGAGTGTGCAGATCGCTGTGCGTGCAGTGTTGTATGCGTCAGCAGAGTCGCTGATCAATCTTTGTTGGGCAACTCTTGAAGGCATCGTCAATATGTCGTTATCGGGTACGAGATACAACCGTGTGACTGCGATTCAGTCGCCGTTTGTTCTTGAACGTGACAGTCAAGATCGAGTGATCTTCGTACAGAACTTCAATGTCACACGAGCGTACTGATGACTGTTGACCCTTATGCAGAGACAAGGCTTGTACCCGAAGTTGAACGTGCGACACGCACAAGCGTGCGCTGTGGCAACTGCGGCAAGTTACTTGCTGAGATGATCACTTCACCTTGGCGCATACGTTGCACTCGATGCAAAGAGATCAACGAGTCAGCAAGTTAGTTGCAAGGCTTTGACCAAGGTTGCCAACCGCATTGACCCTTCTCTTCACGTGAAGAGAACAACTTGTGAGCGAACCAAAGATTCTTGCGAGGGTCGAACATATCGTCAGGGTGTGAAAGACCCATCTCGTTCAACCACGAAGTGTGAATCTGATTGATCTGGCTCAAGCCTGCGTCTGAACCGTTCCATGCGTCGAACGTGCAACGGCTTTCTCGAAACAAGACAGCACTCAACGTGGGCCATTGTTCTTCTTGCCAACCGACTTCAAGTGCAAGATCGTGCCATTCACCGCATTGACCGTGTAGTTGTCGTTGCTCGTCAATGTAATCAAGCGGGTCTGACTGTAAAGGTACTTCAGTCGTTGTTGTGCTTGTCGTTGTTGATGTTGTTGTTGTTGCTGGTGCTTGTGCAGTGACGGGCGATAACACAATAGGGGTCGTCTGTGGGGGTACTGACGTTGTGTCGTTCACACCGCCACCGCACGAAGCGATCAGCGACAACGTTGCGAGCGCAAGGCTCGTTCGTCGAATCATGAATTACATCTTACAGGATTATGACGATCGTGTGTCATCGCACTACCACGCTAAGTCTTGAACAGTGGCGAGTACGTCTTCATCGTCTTGATCGATTGCGAGCAGAGTCATGTCACCGAACTCACCTTCTTTCAAGATCATGTTCACTAACTCGTCGAGAGACGCACAAGAGAACACGACATACTCTTGATCGAACGCAAACCATTCAGGATACGTATCTTCTGTTTCGAGTTGCCAATCATCGTCATTCAATGAGACGAGAGCAGTGAAGACTTCAGTCGAGTTGTCAGGGTTGAAGTAATCAACACCGACGAATCGTCGGTCAACATTGTCAAGCGTGCGAGTGATGACGTTGTATCTGATCATGAGTCTGCCCCGTCGTGTTTCATTGAGAACAGTTGCAGTGCGCCGACTGTTGTGATCGAGATGAACGCAGGTATCAGAGTGATTCGAGTGACATCAGATATAGCGATGCTGACACCGAACGAGAAGAAGTTGAGCCACCATATGTAGTCAAGCCACCTACCGATGCGAGGTTCACGCCTAAGCGTCTGTCTTTTGACGATCGTCTGCTTGTGAGTCACAGCACACCTCGTCGATTCTCGTAGCAACCAATCGCCTCTGTGAGCGTGTGTCGATAGTCGCCGTGTTCAGCAACGAAACCTTCAGGTCGATCGATGACAGTCCACACGGCGTAGTCGTGGAAGTTCTCACCGTCTCGAACGCAGACTGCGATATACGTTGCGTACGAGTCACTAGGAACTGCGTCACGAGTCTTCGTGCATACAACGACTGTCGCACCGTTCGTGAGCACTGAGCCTGCTTGCAGAGTGCGCTCAGGTTGAATCTCTTTCATGAGTGGTTCGCTTTCAGGTAAGAATCGGTCGTATACGTGCTGAAGTGCTGACAGAGCCTCGTCGATGACTTTGATTGACTCGATGTCTGAGTCCTCGTCTTCGTCGAACCAATCTCGATGAGACACGAGAGCGTCAGCAAGAGCATCAGCGTTCTCTTCGATCGAGTTCAGAATGATCGAGTCTCGTGTGCTTGCTTTCTTCGTGATCAGATCGTTCAAGACTTTGACTGCGTGCGTTACTGAATCCGATAACGCTGTCTCGTTCTCGACGTACGACGCACCAAGATACGCCGAAGTCCACATGATGTCGTCTTCGTACTTCACGTTGGCGACTGTGCCTTCTGTGAAGAACTGTTCTTCTGCGTCGGTGTTCCATTCCCACTCGAAAGAGCGAGCGTCGAACGAGATGACGAAGTGATGGATATGGGGTGACTGTTGCATTGCTGTTCTCCTGTTCTGTTTGTGTTGAGTGTACTAGATCGGTGTAGTGCAGTTGTTGTCAATCTGTGAGAGCGATAGTCACTTCGCTTGATCAGGCTCGAAGTCGATGATCTGATCGACTGTGATGAACTTGAATCGATTATGACCGCCGATGTTGCGAGCAATGATCGTCACACCGTCTGCGTCGAGTTGAAAGTTGCCCAAGACAAACTTCATCTCGTAAGTGTTGAGAGTTGTGTAGTACAACTTGCCTCGGCTTTCGCCGTTGTGAGTGATCAAGTGTGCGTTCGTGTTCATGATGGTTTCTCCTGTTTGTGTTTGTTGTTGTTAGAACTTCATACGGTGAGTTAGTGGTACACGCTTTGCACACTCTGAGCCAAGAGCAAACCAACCCTGATCATTGTCGCCGAGTTCGATATTCGATTCGATTGGGGCGATCATGTCGTCAGTTGTCAAGTTGATGTACCACACGTTCATGCCCTCTGTCAGTTGCCCCATTCCCTTGCAACAAAGAGCGCACTCTTGACCCGTTTCGCTAAGGTATTTTGAGTTCTTGTTCTTCTGTTGTAGTTGCTTTGATACTCGCAACTCTTCAGCGTTGATGAATGATGAAGTGCTCATGAGTTCTCTCCGTTGAATGTTTCGATTGCGTCTTGAACAAGACTCTCAAGTTCACTCAGAGTGATACGCCCGTTGTCGAACAGATCGTTGAGAAGACTGATCTTCTTGGATAGGACTTCTGTCTTTGTAATTGTGGTGTTGTTCATAGAAGAGATCATATACACGTACTTGTACAAGATGCGACATATGCACGATATTTCTCAAAATATGTCTCTGACCAGCACTTATCGTACCTAGAATCACGCAGGAAACAGTCCCAACCTACGATCTCGACAGCATCACGCCTGCTACGATTCGCTCAACAAGTGTGCGCTCGTCGCCGTAGGTGTCCGTGTGACCGTCAAGTCTTGACTGTCGCTCGGCGTTATCTCAGATGAGGAACTTCATGCGATACAGAGTCACAGGTGGACAAGACGGCACAAGTGGTATCGACGTTGCTGACAAGCGATACGAAGCAGGCGAAGAAGTAGAACTCACTGCAAAAGATTCTGAATGGCTTGTCGAGCAAGGTTACGTCGAAGCGATCGACGCATCAGCGAAGAAGAGTAAGAACGCACCTGTCGTCGTCGAAGAAGTTTCAACTGAACCTGAGGTTATCTGATGCCTACATTCATTCACGGCAAGTCGACGGGCGTATTCATCGACGCTTACGATCTCTCAACTTATTTCAACTCTGCTGATTACGCATCAACGATCGACACTGCTGAAGTCACCTCGTTTGGTTCTTCTGCGAAGTCCTACATCACAGGTCTCAACGATGCGACGCTCAGTCTTTCAGGCTTGTACTCGCAAGACGCTGGCGGTTCTGACGTTGCATTGAGCACTCTGCTCGGTCAAGCAACGAGTCCTGCTGTCACTGTCGTTTATCAGACAGGCACGATCGGCAATCGTTGCATCGTCGGTCAAGCGCACGAGACTTCTTATTCGATCTCGAACCCTGTCGCTGACGTGTCGAGCGTGAGTGCTGACTTCAATGCAACTGCTGGTGCTGTTGCTAATCAGGTGTACGGACTTCACGGTGGTGTTGTTCTTACTACGGGTGCGTCAATCGCTTTCGGTTCTCTTGGCAACCTCGCAAGCGTTGACAACGCCGCATCGTCTGCCGCTGGTTCGCTCGCAACACTTCACGTCACAGCAAACTCGATCGCAGGTGGAGACACCACGATCAAGGTTCAGCACTCAACGAACAACAGCACTTGGGCAGACTTGATCACGTTCGACGCAGTACCAGCGAGCACAACACTCGGCGTATCAAAAGCGAGCACAGGCACTGTCAATCGTTACGTCAGAGTCACAGCAAGCACAGCAGGTTCTTCAGGTTCAATCACTTTCAACGTCGGGTTCGCCCGCAACTAATAGGAGATAGTCATGCCCACTTTCGTACATGGTAAGTCCACGAACTTCACACTCGACGACACCGCTGGTTCTGTTCGAGATATCAGCAACACTGTCACGAGTGTCGACTTGCCCGAAACTCTCGACACTGCTGAGACCACTGCGTTCGGTTCAAGCGCAAAGTCGTACATCGTTGGTCTCACAGACGCAACGATCAGCGTCTCTGGTATTTGGGACGCAACTGTTGACGGTTACATCGCAGGCGGTGCAGAACCTGCATCACGTTCGTTCGTGTTCGGACCTGCTGGCTCAACTGCTGGCAACGTCAAGTACACGGGTGAAGCGATCGTGACTTCGTACTCGATCTCAAACCCTGTCGGTGACGTAGTGACTTACAGCCTTGATCTTCAGGTCACTGGCTCAATCACTCGCACCACGTACTGATCTCAATAACAAACAAACAACATAGGAGTGTGACCAAAGTGTCCAACATCAAGAACAAGATCAGATCAGCGCAAGACCTTGATCGTGAGATCATTGCTATCCCTGAATGGGACGTATCGATCGAAGTGCGTTCAATGACTGTGCGTCAGCGAGCATCGTTCGTTGCGGCTAGTCAAGACACGTCAGACAACGGCGACAAGATCGAGAACGTATACGGTCAGATTCTTGTCACGTGCTGTCTCGACCCTGAAGACGGTTCACCTGTGTTCACAGAAGACGACTTGCAGTGGCTCATGACTGAGAAGTCAGGTGCTGTTATCGATCGTCTCGTCACAAGTTGTCTCGAAGTTTCAGGCTTGAAAGAGAAGGCAATCGATGAAGCGGGAAAGTCTTACTCGGTTTCCCCGACCGATTCGGGAGAAGCCAACCTGAAAGACGATCGTACTTCCATCTAGCCCGTGAACTTGGCATGACAGTTGGCGAACTTATGGACACGATGACGAGTTCAGAGTTCGTTGAGTGGTGTGCGTTGTTCAAGATTGAAGCAAGCGAACGAGAACAACAACAACAGCGAGCAAAGTCAAGATCGAGAAGATAACTCATGGCACAAGCAACAGTCGGCACAGTCAACGTCGTTCTCGGTCTTGACTCAAAGCCGCTCATCGCTGGTGTCAAAGCCGCTCAGAAGACTGTTGAGACGCTCAGTGATTCTTTCGACAAGATCGGTCAAGATGCGTCTGCTGGTGCAACTAAGGCTGAGAAAGCAGTTCAGAAGGTTGCTCAACAGACAAAGCAGTCTCTCAGCAAAGTTGAACAAGCGTATGCGAAAGCGTCTTACGGGGTTGACGAGTTCGGTCTTGCGTATCATCAGATGGCGCAGAAGGTCGCTAGAGACTCAAAGAAGATTGAGCAAGCGAGTGACAGTGCGTCTCGTGTAGGTAACAAGTTCACCGACATGGGTAGCAAGATGACTTCTGTCGGCACGAGGATGTCGATGGCTTTGACTGCACCGATGTTGCTCGCTGGTGGTCAAGCGATCAAGACAGCGAACGACTTTGAGTTCTCAATGCAGTCAATCGTGGCGATGGTCGGTTTGTCTGAAGACAAAGTTGCTGACATGGGTATCGCCGCTCGTGAAATGGCGAAGCAATATGGTGGCAGTGCTGTTCAAGCCGCTGATGCTTTGTACTTCGTTGCGTCAGCAGGTATCGATGGTGCGACAGCAATGACAGTTCTTGAGCAGTCATTGAAAGCGTCAGCGATCGGCATGGGCGATACAAGCATCATTGCTGACACTGTGTCGTCTGCGTTGAACGCTTACGGTATCGAGAACTTATCTGCGGCGGCGGCAACAGACTTGATGGTTGCGGCTGTTCGTGAAGGCAAGATGGAAGCAGATCAGTTGGCTGGTGCGTTGCCTAGAGTTCTGCCGATTGCGTCAGCGATGGGTGTTTCGTTCAATGAAGTCGGTGCGGCTTTTGCGGCGATGAGTCGTAACGGTACAGATGCAAGCGAAGCGGCAACTCAGATTCGTGGAATCTTGGGTTCGTTATTGACACCAACTAAAGAAGCAGAAGAGACGATGAACAGTCTCGGTCTGAGCAGTCAAGGCTTGCGTCAACAGATCAAAGAGAAGGGCTTGTTGTCAGCGTTGCAAACATTGACAACAGCGTTCGGTGATAACGAACAAGCACAAGGACTCGTCTTCGGCAACGTTCGTGCGTTGACAGGTATCATGAGTATGTTCGGTGCGGCAACAGAGAGCACGACAAAGATATTCGACAACCTTGCTGACAACACAGGCGACGCAGACAAAGCGTTCCAAGCGATGTCGTCGACAGGTGCTTTCAAGATGAAGCAAGTCATGGCAGAAGTGAAAGATGCTTTCATCAGTCTCGGTCAAGTTCTTGTACCGATTGTTGTGCCTGCATTGAAGATGGTTGCGACAGCGTTCGAGAAAGTCATGACCGCAATCAACGCTCTGCCAAACTTCATGAAGACGATCATCGTTGTGCTTGCAGGTCTTGTCGCTGTCGGTGGGCCGTTGTTGATCATGCTTGGTTCTCTTGCGAAAGCGTGGCTCGCATTGAAAGCGGCTATGGCTACGCAAGCCTTTGCAACTGCTATTGCACAATTTGCGGCGGCAGGGCCAATTCTTGCTGGTGTTGCTGTTGCTGTCGTTGCTGTTGCGGCAGTCTGGTATTCGTTCAGCAAGAACGCACAAGAAGCGAAAGATCGTCAAGAAGACTTGACGAGTGCGCTTGCTGATGCAGGTGACGAAGCGGCGACTCTGACTACTCGTGTCAGTGCGTTGATTGAAGAGTATGACTTGCTGAGAGGCAAGGCTCAAGACAACCCGTTGGGTGCGAATTCGGGTGCTGAAGCGTTCGTTCTTGCCGAACTTGGGGCGCAAGGACTTTCACAAGCAATCGCTGACGCTGGTCTAACAATCTCGAACGTGACAGCGGCTACTCAAGACGGGACAGACTCTTTTGCTTACTACGCAAAAGAAATGAAGACCAATACAGACACCGCTACTCAA